CCCCCCCTATGACACCCACTGATTTGGGTGAGCAGAAAATTTTATGCAAAGGGGTCTCTGCGTCGCAGGAGGCCGCTGAGGAGCTTTCAACTAACTAACCTATGGCTGACTCAAAAAATAAAAAAAACGCGGCGGTGGCCGCTGCTGTGACTCCGGAGGCGGTGACGCCGGAGCCCGTGAAGGTGAAGGTGTATCGCCCGACTCCGAACCGCTATTTGGTGCAGGTGCAAATTCCTACGGGCGAGGCGGGCACGATGCGTGTGGCGCTGATGCGTGTGAAGGACAGCCGCTTCTACCGCCCTGGCGAGATGATTCCGGCGCTGCCTGGGGAGCGGGACATCTGGGCTCCTCTCAAACAACGCTTTGCCCCCCATATCGGAACTTTATGAAAAAAACAACAACCCTGTTTCAGTCTGCGGCGGTGAGCGTTGCGCTCTATCGCCGTTTTCTTGAGCAAAAAAAAACGGCCCCGAAAAAATGAAAATAACCACAGAGAACACAGAGGACACGGAGATGAAGTGGCGGAATGCTTCAGTGACGCTTCCTGATGACGGCGAGACGGTCATCATTCACACGCTGGGTGGTGATGTTTGGACGGGATTCCTCGACGGCGATGTCGCGTGGAACGACGGCACGGCTGTCTGGCGCAATGTTCTTGGGGCTCGCATTCACGACGAGGAGCGGGTTTTGCATTGGATGCCGTTGCCGAATCCACCGAAGGAGGCGAAATGAAGACGCGATTGATTGTCATTGATGTGGAGACGGGGGGCTTTGACCCCTCGAAGAATGCGCTTCTTAGCGTGGCGGCGGTGGATTCCTCGGATAACGAGGCTTTTACTGCGATTATTAAGCCGAATGCCGAGTGGATTTGTGAGCCGGAGGCGCTGGCAAAGAATGGCTTTACGCTCGATTTTCTGGAAAAAAACGGGCGGCCGGAACTGGATGTGATGCAGGATCTCGCCTTGTGGCTGGGCACGCGCCGGTTTTCGGTGATGGCTGGCTGCAATGTCGCCTTCGACCGCGACTTTCTGCGGGCGGCCTTTGCTCGCAATTTCCTGACTTGGCCTAGGGGCAAGATGGTGGACCTGCAAGCGGCGGCGTGGCTCGCCTACGAGGTGGGGGCTCTTGCCCTGCCGGTTGGTAAGGATGGGCAGCCTCGGCTGAATCTGGACCACATTGCGGCGGCGCTGGGCTTCTCCCGATCTGGCAAGACGCACAACGCGCTGGAGGATGCGCTGATGACGCTGGCGTGCTTCCACCGCCTGCGGAGGCTTGTCGAGATGTCTCCGCGCACACAGGAGGCCGTGGCGTGAGCCTGGAGGGTTACGAAAAGTCCAGCCAACACCGGAGCGTGCCCTCGCTCGGGCCGGACGATGCACGGGTGGGGTGGATCTCGGTGCGCGACAGCCGGGCGTTCTCGGCTGCCTGCGACCGCTGGCTGGAAAAAAGAGGCGTCCGGACGCGCAGCGTCTGGTGGGACTCTCAGCTTCAAAATCGAAAGAAAAAATAAGTATGTCAAACTGGATAAAAATGCGCAGCAACCTTTGGGATGATCCTCGGATCGCCAAGATTTGCGACATGACAAACAAGCCCGAGCGCGAGGTCATCGGCAGTCTGTATTGGATATGGTCAATGGCCGACGATCAGAGCACGGATGGACGCCTTGAAGGACTCTCCATCGGAGCTATCGACCGCAAGACGGGCTTGAAAGGACTTGGAGCCGCCTTGGTAAAGGTCGGTTGGATTTTGGAAAGTGAAGACGGCGTGGAGATTGCACGATTCGATGAGCATAATGGAGTGTCTGCAAAAAGACGCGCTGTGATGGCAAAGGCGTCATCAAAATACAGAGCCTCATCATCAGACCGTCATACAACCAATATGACGGATGTATCACGGGGCGATGACCTAGATAAGAATAGAATAGATAATACCCCTATAGTCCCCACGGGGGACATGGAGTTGGTCATGGAATGCGAACCAACACCGGAGCCAACGCATCCTGTCCTGACCCGATTCCGAAATCTCTTCAACCTTCGAGACTCGACACCTCTTGACTCCTCCTCCACCCGTGCTTGGGAGAAAAATAAAAAGGCGGCGGCGGCCGTGAGCGAAGATGATTGGCGGTTTCTCGAATGGGCTTATCGGCAAAAAGAAGGCGCGGCGGCGCAGTTTCGCCGCAAGGACTTAGCTACGCTTTTGAATAACATCCTCACCGAAGTGAGCCGGGCGCGGGATTGGGCAGGGCGCAGCGGGGCGAGCGTGAGCGCGACGGCTCCTGTATCCACGGAACCCGATGGATGGCGTGATCTTATCGAGACAGAATTTCCCGAAGTGAACCTCACCACCTGGGCGCAACTTCCCGAGAGCATGAAATTTTGGGTTCGTGAAAAACAACGCGAACTCGCCGCAGCATAAAAACAAAAACACCAACATGATAAATATGATCGAAACATTTGAAACGAGAGCCACCGAATTGGGGCTCCTGTGCGTCGTGACGCGACATAACGAGGAGGCTGTGAATGACTTTCTCCGCTGGCAGGTCGGCACTTACGAGAGCCGCCCTATGGATGACCCCATTTACACGCCGATGACGCATCCGGATGGCTCGCCGGTGGTGAGCGCGGACGGGGCGGAGCAGTTCCGCCTTCTCGGCTATGAGCCGAACCCCAGTGTGTGCTGCAAGGTCTTCCGCCTTCTCGGCTTCGGATCCTCGCTCCGCAAAGCCACGGCCATGGCTGCTTCCCGTTTGCCAAGAAAATGAAAAGCATCCTTCCCGAAAATCAAATCGCCGAAAAAGCCGTGGTCGGCGCGGCGATCACCGATGGCCGCACGGCGGATAGCGTGCTGGAGGCGCTGTCGCCCGAGCAGTTTGCTTTACCAGCGCACCAGACGATCATGGGTATCGTTGCCACCATGCGGCAGGCTGCCCGGCCGGTGGACCTTATCCTGGTCACGACCGAGTTGGAGAAGGTAGGCCAGCTTGATGAGTGCGGCGGCTATGCCTATGTGACTGAGCTGGTGCAGGAACTCTCCATCACGATGAACTGGCGGCACTACGCTGCCGAGGTGCTGGATGTGTGGAAACGCCGTGCCATGCGCCAAGCGGCCCTCGCCATGGCCGAGGCGGCAAACGACTATGCGCTCACCACGGAGGATGCCCAAGAGCGCTGCGAGCAGGCGCTCTACGCCCTCCGCGACCACTCGACAAGGGAAAACCCCGTCTCGCACTGCAAAAACGCCGTGCTGGCCGCCGTGGAGCATATCGAGAAGGTGTATCACACCCGAGGCGAGACCGTCGGCCTGGAGACCGGCATCCATGACTTGGACCGCTCGACTGGCGGGTTCCTCGGCGGGCAGATGATCGTCATCGCCGCTCGCCCTGCCTGCGGCAAATCGGCGCTTGGCATGCAGATAGCCCTCCACGCGGCCATGCAGAATGCCGTGCCGACGCTGGTCTTTTCGGTGGAAATGCCCAGCTCGGAGTTGATGATTCGAGCGATCTGCTCCGAGGCAGGCTTGGACCTCCAGCGCACACGCGACGGGTTTTTTGACGGCAGAGCCATGGGGAATGTCTCGGGCGCAGCCACCCGGCTGGTGCAGAGCAAGCTCTACCTCGACGACACGCCGGGTCTCACCGTGGCGCAATTTCGCAGCCGGGCGAGGCGGGCCAAGTCGCAGCACGGCCTCGGCCTCATCGTGGTCGATTACCTGCAATTCATGCACGGATCCTCCAAGCGGGCAGGCGAGAGTCGGGCGCTGGAAGTGAGCGAGATTTCCAAGGCGCTCAAGACCACGGCCAAGGAGCTCAACATCCCCATCATCGCTCTGGCGCAGCTGAACCGCGACGCCGACGAAGGCTCCAAGCCAAAGCTCTCAAACCTCCGCGAATCCGGCAGCATCGAGCAAGACGCCGACACCGTGCTCCTCATCCACCGCCTGGACAAAAACAAGAAAAAATCCGACGCCGACGATGAGCCGATGGATCACAACACCTTGCTCATCCTTGCAAAACAAAGAAACGGCCCGACGCCGGAAATCAAAATGAACTTCATCGGCCAGCACACCCTTTTCAAAAATGTGACCGAGAAGGCTTACAGCAACAACCAGAACGAAAGACAGAAATAGAAAAATAACACCATGATCATTAAACTAAAATCCACCCGCAATTTCACGGAATATCATTTCCAACTTACCTCAGACACGCCCGAGCCAAAGTGTCCGGACACTTTGGGTAAAGTCATCATTACCTTTGAGAACGGCAAATTTTCTCGGTGCGATTTCCCGTTTCGAGGCACCTATAACCGCGAGCAGTGGTCGATGCTGGCGGAGATCGAGAGCGAGATTCACCGCATCGAGCTAAGTCTTTTGCGATGAGCGAATCGGTAAGCCGTGAGTGCCAGTCGGTGAGAGTCACGCGAGGAGGCCGCAGTCTGAACGGAATTTGCGCGGATGGCTCAAAACTAACGACCTCCCTCTGAATGGTCTCCACAAACCACGGACTCAGAGCCGGGGCGCGACGGACACGCGCTTTCACCCTTAAACCTCATACAACACCTATAAATATGACAATAGTATCTGATTCAGCGATAGCATGCCCCGCCTGTCACCGCGAGTGGCAAGATCACCCTGGCGTTGCACATTGTTGCAAGCTCTCGGTCGAGCTGGCCGCCAACCTCCGCGCCGTCCTCACCTATGTGAAACCACCGGAATACACCCGAGACATCGGCGAGCAGGAGGTTTTCTACGACCTCATGGAAAATGCCCGCCGGCTGATCGTGAAGGCGCGAACTTTTGAAAGCGAGCTATGACCACAGAGGACACAGAGAACACGGAGGAGAAACGCCTCGGCATTTCTACAACCATTCACAACATAAATATTATGAGAATAACAACATGGGTATTAACAAACACAGCCTTTTCCTGGCTCGTCTGGGCGGCAGTTGGAGGTAATGCTGGCGCCGGAAATCTGCTGGTAGCGGCGTTTCTTGTTTGGAATGGATGGTGGCTGACTGGATTGGCCGTAGTGCTGGCTTGGGTTAGCACCGAATCGATTTATCGATTTATGGAAGAAAAACGAAAGGAAGGCGCGAAATGAGTGATACACCAGAATGGTATGTAACCGAATATCCAGTAGAAGGAAGTTTTGCCGTCACTGATGGTTACAACATTTTTGCCCAGATAATCGGAGGAAAGACAGTCGGAGATGAGTGTGATTTAGCTTCCAGAATTGCTAAATTACCTGATTTGGAGCGCGAGCGCGACGAGGCGCTGGAACAAAACGCCAAGCTGCGCGAGATCGCGGAAAAAGCGGTTTGGAGAATGGTGGTTAGAGTTTGCTTGCCAGATGCAATTGCAGTCCGAGAAATTAAAGAAGAAGGATTAAGGCTCCGCGCCGAACTTAACAAACTCAAGGAGGGAGCGAAATGAGTGAGACAGATGCAGCAGAAGCTAAACGTAGAGCAGAGTGGTTGCACAAACACAATGCCCACAAAGACTGGGTTATTTTGTCTGTGTCAGAGATTTCCATTATTAAAGACGAACTGTTGGTTTTAAAACGCGAGCGCGAGGAAGCAATTACACGGCGCATGGAAACAATCATGCAGTGTGAGTTATATGAGCAAGAACGCGACGAGGCGCGAGCCGACTTGGAATTTCGCCGAGAGCTTTACAAAGTGTTGGAGGGAGCGAACAGCCATCTTATGACGGTAACCGAGGAGGCTGTAAAATTGGCGCGAGCCCTTAAGGAAGAGCGTGACGAGGCGCGGGAGCAGAACAAAACACTCCGAGAGGCATTGCTCTCTGTTCGAACATGGGGAATAAACTCAAAAAACTGGTCAGCAACCCACGGTGATGCCATGTCGCAGTGGATCGACGATGGCTGCGCAGGTGAGTTACCACCACCTCACGGCCAGTGGATTTACGAAAAATTGGAGGGCGCGAAATGAGACTCAGCCCGTTTTGGTATGCCGTCGGAAGCGTGTTTGCAGTGCCTCTTTGTGTGATCGCCTGCTTGGTTTGGTGCGTTTTTATTCTGCTGGTGTGGCCCGCCATTCCTTTCGTGTTCTATCACAATCGAAAAAAGGAATTGTCCAGTGTGGAGCGAGCGAAAGCAGAAGCGGTGAAGCTCGGATTTGCGGAATGGGTTTCTGACTACAAAGGGAACACCACATTCAAGTGGAAGGAGGGCGCGGAATGAGTGAACGGCAATCAACTCGGAATTTTTCTCAGGACGGTTACGCCATCGTGGAAAATCGCGAATTACCCATAACTCTCGGGTTTGAACTTACGAAGTGGGAAGCTGAGGCGTCAATGGGTAAGTTGCGGGCTAAAGGTGGAAACGAGTTTTATCAGGAACTTCAGGTCGTTTGCGCTACCCTAACTTTCTCCGTGACGAAAAATTGGGACGCCGAACTCGACCAACTCAAGGAGGGCGCGAAATGAGCGAGACGACTGAAAAATGCAATGCTCCTCGCATCTGTGAGTGGTGTGACCACGGCGGATCAGTCACTATTTTCCATGCAGCACCAGTCTTTTGCAGACTGCACAAAGAAATTAAAAAATACGATGAAACCTGCCCTGATTGGAAACTCATATTTTCTAATGAGGAAGTGGGAGGAAACAAAATGAGCAGACCAACACCAGACATAGAATCACCAGCAAAACCTTGGCAGGGTGAACTTTCCCATTCGCGTGGACCGTCTGACGATTGGGGGACAATTCGCGACGAGAGACAAAAAACAATCATTCGTGTGCCCATTACGCTGGATGAAGAAAAATTAGTTGAGCATCGGAGAGCCGGAACCGATCCATCGCAGCAAATAGTCAACGAAATACTGAACAGGATAAATGCTTATGAAGAAACCAAGCGCCGACTCGACGAGGCGAGGGCAAGGCTTCACCCGGATCGTGCATTGGAATGGCTGCGCGTTCATTACCAGGCATGGTTCGGCGATCGCAAAAATTGGAGCGAGGATATTGCAGATCGCTTTTACAAAGACACGGCAACGCTGACTCTGTTTTGCCAGAATTTTAAATTCTCCAAGGAGGGCGCGAAATGAGTGATAACTACGAAATCGCAATCCAAAAAGAACCCGAATGGGGTAACGACTACGACAATCCCAGAGGGAAAGTCATTGAAGTGTGGAAGATGGATCGGAAGAATACAAATGAAGGGACTATCCAGAATATGCACTTAAGAATGTCCACTGATGAAGACTACATCACAGGAGGAAATGGAAACTGGCGCATAGAACCCGTAAATGTGGACATGGCCTCAGTCGAAAAAGGGCTGCTAATCCTTGCAAGAACTGGAGGTCTGAATTGGCCGGGAATGATCGAGCCGCTTGAGCTTGATAAAATATACGGAGTCACCAGACGGGGTAGCGACGAAGACGAGAATTTCGTGTGGATTGCTTACATAGCGTGGATGCCAAAACTCAAGGAGGGCGCGGAATGAGTTTTACTATTATTGGCTATCGGGTGCGCTATTATTGGCGTAAACTGATTAACTTTATCGGGTTTTGTCACCGATGTGGATCGTCGGTCAATTACACCTCATACGGGAAAGCGATATGTCCCAACTGCGGGAAATAACATGAACTCCCTGCGCGATTACATTGCTCACCGCCGGATCGATGCCACCCATGCGCTGAACCTTCTCCAAGACGCCGGGGTTATCTCCGACCTCTGTGTGACGGTCGATGATGTCGGCGATGCTGGCAAAGCCGTCGCCTGGTTGAGCCTGCATGAAAATGAACTCAAGCCTGCCCGCCCATGATTCCTCAAACTAAAAGCCCGGTCATTCCAGAAATCGTCATCGAGGGCCGCCGGCCGGACGGCACCTTTGTGGTGCAGTATCGGGGGCAACGCCTGGGAGCCACTGAGGCGCAGTTGCTCGCCATCCACCGCGAGCGGGAGGAGCAGATTGCCCGCATGGTGGAAGATCCGTGGCGCTACGGGTGGGAGAATCCCGCTTGGGCGCGGGCGGATGCGGGGTTCTCGGAGTTGCGTGCGCTTTTTCCCAAGGGCGTCACCGAGCTTCTCATCCTCGGCGGCAACCGCTCCGGCAAGTCGCGCTACTATGCGCGGCGGGCCATGCAACACCTGGTCAATAAGCCCGGCGCAAAGGTGTGGTGCCTGCAAAGCACGGAGGCCGCTTCGATTCAGAGTCAGCAGCCTTATTTGTGGGAGTATCTGCCGAAAGAATGGAAGCCTTCCGCAAGCGGCAAGCTCAAGAAGGGCGCGGTGGCAAATATCACCTACTCGCAGAAGGGTGGTTTCACCGAGAACTCGTTCGTTCTCCCGAATGGCTCGCAGTGTTGGTTCAAATTCTACTCCATGGATGTCACCAGCATCGAAGGCTCGGAGTTGGATTTCGTATGGGCGGATGAATTGGTGACGCCCGATTGGCTGGAGGCGCTGCGTTTCCGTTTGCTCACGCGAGATGGAGAGCTGGGTATTGGCTTCACGCCGATTGAGGGTTACACGACCACCGTCAAAGAATACCTCGACGGCGCAAAGACGCTGGAGGAATGCGACGCCCCGCTCCTGCCGCGCTACCGCGAGGGCAGCCTGATCGGCGTGGAGCAAGTGCCGCGCATCCAGCAATGCACCAGGGAAAAAGCCCGCGTCGTTTATTTCCACACCTCCGACAACCCCTACGGCAACCCCGAGGCCATGGAGACCGAGCTGCGCGGCAGCAACCGCGAGCGAATCTTGATGCGTGCCTACGGCGTGCCGACCAAGGCGCGGATGTCGATGTTTCCCAAATTTCGCGAGAATGTGCATGTCGTCCCGCACGACAAAATTCCCAAGGAGGGAACCGTCTTCCATTTCGTCGATCCCGGCGAAGGCAAAGCGTGGGCCATGTTGTGGATTCGATTCACTCCAGACAACCGTTGTTGGATTTACCGCGAATGGCCAAACCAACTGGAATACATCGAAGGCGTCGGCTACCCCGGCCCGTGGGCTGAGGCCGATGGCAAGCTCGAAGACGGCCGCCCTGGTCCCGCACAAAAAGCCTGCTGCTGGTTTGGATTCAAAGAATACAAAGCCGTCATCGAGGCTGCTGAGAAAGCCGATGAAATCGCCAAGGTCGAAGAACGCTGGATGGATTCTCGCTACGGCAATACGCCCACCATGACGGAGGAAGGCGTTCGCACCCTCATCGAACAATGCGACGACCGTATGGGCTTAGACTTCAAGGCCACCTCCGGCAAAGCCATCACCGAAGGCGTCGGCATCATCAACGATTGGCTCGCCTTCGACGAGGAGCGGCCGCTTGGGTCTGACAACTCCCCGAGGCTCTACATCAGCGAGCGGTGCAAAAACCTCATCTACTCGCTTAAAACTTGGACCGGCAAAGACGGCAAACACGGCGCAACCAAAGACTGGATCGATGTTCTCCGCTACATCGTTCTCGCCAGAGATGTCGAATATGTGGATCCAGAATCCCTCCGCACCCGAGGAGGAGGCTGCTATTGACACCTACCCCCTATAATCAAAGTCGCATGAAACTTCTCCGCCGCCGCGATGTCATGGCCCGTCTTGGGGTTACTGAGAGACAATTCCGAACGCTTGTCGAAAGTGCGTTGATTAAACCCATACGCAAGCGCGGGAGTCGCGCTTGGTATCGCTCAAGCGATCTGGAAAAACTGGCATGAGCACCAAGCGCACCGACAACCACGGCAGCCTTTCCCGCAACAAGAAAAAGGAAAAGGAAACGCAACCTACGCACAAGGGCTCCTGCACGATTGAGGGCCGCGAGTATTGGATCAGCGCGTATGTGAACGAAAGCCGCGATAGCGGTGAGAAGTATTTCAAGCTCTACTTCGAGCAGAAGAAACCCCGCGAGGATTCCGCCGCAGAGCCAGTGGCCGTGCCGCTCTCTGAGTCTCCTGACATTCCTTTTTGATGAGTGCCGAAGACCTACAAGCCGCTTGGTGTGTGCCGCAGGAGGAGCTTTGGTTTCGTGCTGTGTTGGCAAAGTTAAGCGACGCGATTGAGGACGCGGCGGAGATTACCTGCATGCCGCAGACGGCGCAGAACCCCGGCTTGCTCGCCCACAGCGCAGGCGGCTTGGAAGCCCTTCGCACCTTGCGCGAGGAGATCGAGCGCACACGAGCCGAGGCATTCGACTCCAAAAAATAACCAATTTCCTGACGCCAGGAAAATGGTCGTTCCGCAATAAATTTACGGTCGGTTTCGGTCGGTTCCGGTCGGTTCCGGTCGGTTCCGGCGCGGGTGTGTTTCGCTCTGCAAATTTTGCAGGCATATCCCGTATCAGCGCGAGTGCTGAACTGCTCGCCGCGAGCCCGTGAAAATGTCGGACCCGCACCAGACCTCAGTTCTGACACCGCGACTTGGACGCAACACAAACCATGGAACAGAAAGAAACAGCATTCAGCATCGGCGAAGTCATCGACGCGCTGGGAGTCAAGCTCCCGACCATTGATGAGACTCCGGCGGCCCCCGAGGCCGACCAGGAAGCAGTCGCGGATGAGACCCCTACTGACAACACCCCAGAAGATCAGCCCGAAGACGCCGATCCCGCCGAGTCCACCGAGGATTCGTCTGATCCGTCCGATTCGACTGAACAACCCGAAGACGCCACCGAGGAAGACGCCGACGAGACCGCCGAGGAAGACCCTGAGTCTGCCGAAGCCCCCGCTGTGAAGAAGCTCGCCAAGCGAGTGGACAAGCTCACCGCCCGCGCCAAAAGCGCCGAGGAGCAAGCCACCAGCCTGCAAGCTGAACTCGCCGCCGCCAAGGATGCGCTCACCCGCGCCCAGCCTATCGTGCTGCAAGATGCAGCCGACCCGCTGGCCGATGTGACCAGCGCCGAAGCCCTCGAAAGCCGCCTCGCCGCAGCCAATACCGTGCTCGACAATGTGCCCGATCTCATTGCGAAAGCCGACTACGAAGGCGGCGAAGTGGAAGTGCCTATGGGAGACGGCAGCACCCGCAAGTTCACGAAGCAAGAGCTTCAAGAACGCCTGCGAGTCGCCCGCCAGATTCTCAAGGCCGAGCCCGCCCGCCGGAACTACCTCGCCCAGCGCGAGAGTTTCCAGCACGAAGCCCGGCAGGTTTACCCCGAGTTGTTTCAAGAAGAATCACCGGCCAGGCAAATGATGATGGCTACGCTGCAAGCGTATCCCGGCATCGCCAAGCTACCGAATCTGGAGCTGATCATCGGTGACGCCATTCGTGGACAAGCCCTCCGCTTCCAGCAAGCCGAGGCCATCCAAAAGAAAGCCGCCACAGCCAAGGCCAAGCCTGCCGCACCGGCAGCCGCCAAGCCAGCCGTAGCCCCGAAAGTTGTCAGTCCCTCAGCCGCACCTAAGACCAAATCCCAAGCCGACCCGCTCGAAGCGTTGAAAAAGTCTGGAAACCGTGACGCCGCCGAAAATTTCGTCGCATCACTTTTCAACTAAACAACCCCAAAACCTAATCCCCCCAAACTACTACTATGCCCGCAACCTCCATCACTACAGTCAAAGGCCAACGCGAGGATCTTTCCGACGCGATGGTCCTAATCGAACCCGGCGACACACCTCTGTTCTCCATGTGCAAAAAGTCCAAGGAACCAGCCAACGTGCTCTTCCAGTGGCCAGCCGACCGCTACTCCGACCCACAAACCGCAGGCGTCCTCGCTAACGAAGACGCTTCCACCTTCGACGACGAGCACGCCAACCGCGTTCTCCTCAGCGGCCGCATCCAAAAGGTGCGCCGGGCGTTCCAAGTGGACGACCTTGTTGAAAATGTCGCCGACCTCGCAGGCGTTGGCAAAAAGCAAGCCTTCAACAAGGCGGCAGCCAAGGCCCTCGTTGAGCTGAAGATCGACATCGAGGCCATCATGGGCTCCGACAACGACAGCGTGGTGCAATCGGGATCGACCCCCTACCGCACCCGTGGCATCGGCGAGTGGATCAAAGCCACAGCGCAGGCCGATACAGCGACCGCCGTGGATGCCGCATTCCGCACCCCAGCCGCTTCGATCAACACGACCGTCACCACTTCTCTCACCGAGAACAATGTCATCGATGTGCTTCAGAGCATCTACGGCGTGCGCCGCGCTCGCCGGAACTACGACCTCGTTTGCGGCGTCGCCCTCAAGCGTGCGTTCACAAACTTCATCCGCACTCAGACTGGCTCGACGAATGTCATGTCCAGCGTCCGCACCTTCAACTCCAACGCGGAAGACAAGAAGATCGTGAACACCATCGACATCTACGAAGGCGACTTCGGCATCCTGTCACTTCATGTGTCCACCTACCTCGCCCATGGCGCGGCAGCAGCCGTCTCGGCCGCTCGCGGATATGTGCTCGACATGGACCTCGTCTCCATCGGATTCAACCGCAAGCCCCGCATGGAAGAGCTTGAAGACCGTGGCGGTGGACGCCGTGGCTTCTGCGACGCCATCTTCGGCGTAGCGGTCTCGAACCCCTCGGTCCTCGGAAAATTCGCAGCGACCACGTAATCCCGCCCCCCAGCCCTTGCCGGTGGCCGTCTCGACGATGGCCGCCGGCAAACGGGGCAGGGGATTTATTTTATGGAAATCCTCAAAGAAGCACTCAGCGACATACCTGGCGAAGTGGCCGAAGGGGCCAAAAACGAACTCTTCGCGCAGTGGAACTCCCAGGCTGTGCAGGCCGACGCCCGCCAGCATCTCATCGCTGCCGACCATGCCAAGCAAGACCTCCGCTCGATTGAGGGCGTGGGCGCTTTGACGCTTTCCGTGGACCCACAGATCTACCACTTCTGGAACTGGAAAGTGCCCGGTTGCTGGAACGATCCCGATTTCATTGCCTGGTTCAAGCGCAACTTCCCGCAATGCACCGTGCGGTGCGGCGGCACAGGCAAGACCATGATCCTCATGCCGGGCCTCAAAGCAGCATGATTTCCACTTTTGCCAGCATACGCATTGCGGCGGGGTTATGTTTTTCCCTGGTCACTTATTTCGCGCAGGCCGTAACCGCATCAAAAGCGGCCTCTGGCAAATCTTTCGCATGAACGACGACTCTGAGCCCACACGCGACACGAAGTATTGGATCGGCCAACTCACCGAGGCCGCCACCGATGGCGGTTGGTTCTCCACCATCCGCAGCCGGAACTACGACACCCGCATGTCGCTCTGGGATGGGCAGTCCTCGGATGGCCGCAAGTGGGCCACCAACCTCGGCAAAAATGTCTTCCCCTGGGAAGGCGCGAGCGACAGCCGCATCCGCCTGGCCGATCTTGTTTGCAACCGCGAGACCCAGCTTTGCCTTACCTCCACCTTTGCTGCCCGCTTGCAGATGATGCCGGTGGAGTCCACCGACGCCATGTCGCGCACGGCCGCTGAGAGCGTGCTGAAATGGATGCTCTTCACCCACTGCGCCTCCGACCTCCGGCGCGAGCTGGAACTCGCCCTCAACATCCGCGCCACCTACGGCCTCGCTGTGATGGGTGTGTTTTGGAAAACGACGACACGCATTGAGGAGAAATCCATCAGCCTCGAAGACATCATCGTGATGGCACAAGAGCAGGGCGACCCAAACTCACCGCTCGCCATGTTTATCGGTGCGATTCTGGACCCGCTCCAGGAGGAAGTCGCCATTGAGCTGGCCGAGCAATTCGCCCCCGGCACCGGCACGGCTGCCAATATCCGCAAGCTGCGCGAAGGCGGCACGGTGGAATACACCGAGCCATACATTTTTGAGAGCAAGCCTGAGTGGACGGCGCTGGAGCCTTTCAACGACATCATTTTTCCTACTGCCACCTATGACTTGCAACGCGCTCCATGGATCGCCCGCCGCGAGATGGTGACTTGCGAGGAGCTGGAAGAGCGCACGCTTACCGAAGGCTACCCCCAAGAGTTTTACGAGAAGGCCGAGAACTACATAGGCGCAAGCCTGTGGCCGGTGTATTCGCAGCAGAACCAGAACCGCCGCGATAGCATCCTCTGGCAAGACCACCGCGACCTGGTGGAAATCTGGCATGTTTACAGCAAGGAGACCGACGAGAAGACCGGCGCGACAAAGGTCATGTGCCGCGTCATGCACCCGAATGTAGACATCTTTGCCAAGGAGGAAATTTCCCCCTACTCCCACGGCGAATATCCTTTCATCGAGCTGGCCCGCGAGCGCGTGAGCCGGTGCATACTGGAAGCCCGTGGCATCCCCGAGATCGTCTCGACCATGCAGGCGGAGATCAAAACCCAGCGCGACTACAGAACAGACCGCGCCGGAATCGCCATCCTTCCCCCCATGCGTGTGCCTGCCAATCGTGGCAAGCTGGACATCATCCTCGGCCCAGCCGTGCAAATCCCCGAACGCCGCCCGAATGAGTTTGGCTGGATGCAGCCGCCGCCCTTTGACCAGGGCACCATCGAGATCGAACGCGCTGTGCGCCGCGATGTGAATGAATACTTCGGCATGGCAGGCGAGGGAGTGGACCCCAACTATGTCGCTCTCGTCACACAGCACACGGTGGACCGCTGGCTACGCGACTTCAAAGCCATCATCACCCAGACCTACCAGCTCATGCAGCAATACATGCTGCCGGTGCAAATCCTGCGCGTTTCCGGCGGGCAGTCGATTCCTTTTGAAGCCGACCGCGAAAGCATCCAAGGCAAGTTTGATCTCATCATTGATTGGGACGCCAAGAACCTCGACGCGGAAGCGCTTGGGGTGAAGTTGAAATATATCTCCGAGGCCATCGTGCCAATGGATGTCGCCGGTGTCATCGACCGCGCTGGGCTTGTGAAATTCATCATGGCCGCCGTGGATCCCAACCTTGCCGACCTATTGGTGCGCGACCCCGGACCCGCCGCCGCTATCGAAGCCAACGAGGAGCAACTGGCCTACACAAAAATCGCCGCAGGCACCGAGCCCGAACTTCCCGCCGAAGGCCAAAACCATCAGCTCCGCGCCCAAGTCCTCCAAGGCATCATCCAGGCCAACCCCGCCGTGCAGCAGCGCTACCAGCAAGATGAGATTTTCCGCAAGATGATCGACGCCCGCATGAAGGGTTTTAACTTCCAGATGCAGCAACAACAAAACGCGCAGATCGGCCGCCAAGGCACACTGCCCGCGTTGCAACAAGGAGGCGCACAATGAAGGCCACCCCCTACCGCACCGTCCGCGATGGTGTGATTCAGCGCATGGGCATCGACCCCGCGCAGAGTTTGCTGCCTTCGCAGGCATCGGCCATTGCCGAGTATGCGACGACGGCGGCCGCGCTGGCTTGGGGATTTTATGATTGGCCCGACACCACGCAGATCGAGCAGAGAGCGGTGGTGGCAGGGAGCATTGCGCTCTACCAAACTGGCCTCACGCCGATTGGCGCTGTCTCGGCTGTGTATGCTTCGGACCCCGCCGCCACGGGCATCGCCGTCGAGCTGGAGTTTGTTGTCACGGATGACGCCCTCACGATCACAGACGCGGCTTACACGACCGGCGATGTGTATGTGTTCTTTGCCCTGCCCATTCCCCGGTTTACCGACACGGCTTTCAACTCCGGCACGACTTATGCCAAGGGCGACTTGGTTTATTACAACACGACCGGCGACTGCTACGAGGCAATCCAAGCCACGACCGGCAACCTCCCGACAGATACCACCTTCTGGCTTCGCCACCGCATCCCGACTTTCCTGGCGGACTACATTAAATTCTACGCCGTTGCCGAGACGCTGGCTGAGGACGGGCAATACGACAAGAGCCAGTTCCAATTCGTCCGCGCCGAAGGCGTCTTGATGCAGCGCATGGACGACGCCTGGCTGCGCCGAGGCGAGGTTCGCCGCTACTCCGCCACCTTCCAATAACCCCCACTTGACACCCTCTACCTATAATTAACCCATGAACTCCCCCGCCTCCCTCATTGCTGGCCGTGACGCGTCCGGCATCGTGCGCCCAGTCGCTGTCACCTCCGACGGCAAACTCGATGTCGGCCTGGCCTTTTCCGGCACGGTCTCAATCGGCACGGTCTCCATCGACCAGACGACCGCTGGCACGACCAACGGAGTCGTTGTGAAATCCTCCACCCTCCCCACCGGCGCTGCCACGGAAACGACTTCGGCTGCGATCCTGGCGAAGATCATCGCCGCTCCTGCCACTGAGGCTGCTCAGACCACGCAGACCACGCGCCTGACCAGCATCGATACCAAGGTCACAGCTTGCAACACCGGTGCCGTAGTTGTCTCCAGCTCCTCTCTTCCTTCCGGAGCTGCCACAGCAGCCAAGCAACCTGCCTTGGGCACGGCAGGAACGCCAAGCGCCGATGTGTTGACTGTGCAAGGCTCGCCCTCCGGCACGCCCTTGCCGGTGACGCCATCCGCCGTCCTGCTTGGCAATAGCACAGCCTACGAGAGCGGGCGCGTATTCAAGAACTCGGCTGGCACGCTGTATTCCATCTCGGGCTACAATTCGGGACCGGCGCAATTCATCCACCTCTTTAACTCGGCCACGATCCCGGCTGATGGCGCTGTGCCTGTGATGGTGCTGGCCGTGCCAGCGCAGACGACCTTTTCCTTTAACGCGGGGCTTGTGGGCATCCCACTCTCCGCCGGCATCGCGGTGACGAACTCCACGACCGGCCCGACTAAGACTCTCGGATCGGCAAACCTGCACATGACCGCGCTTTTCGTCTAGACATGGGATTCTCCACCTCGCCCCTCTATCCTGACTCGGGAACGGCGGACGCGCTCAAGATCAACGGCACGCCTGTCTCGGGGTTAAAGCCCGCAAACGGGCAGACACTCGTTTACTCGTCCTCCATCGACGAGTATGTGCCGCAGACGCCAAGCGGCGGAGGCGGAGCGCAAGGCCCGATTGCGATCATTCTCAGCGCCACACCGCCATCATCACCCACTGAGGGCATGACATGGTTCGACGAAACAACACTTCGCACTTATGTGCGCTACGACTCCACTTGGGTCGAGACGGTTAGCGGTTACGCGACACTCCCAACCCCGATCTTGAGACGTTACGCGGCAGATAGCTCAAATGCGCAAATTTACTACGCTGGAAAGGCCGCTGACGGCACTGCCGACTCGTCTGGCGGGTGGGAGATCAAGCGCACCACGCTCAATAACTCCGGGGCCATTTCTGCGACAGCTACGGCATCTGGCGTTTGGAATAACCGCGAATCTCTCACATACGCATAGCATGAACGCATCCACACCCATCGAAATCAACGGAAAATCCTACGACAAATTCTCGCTCAACTTGGCCATATCGGGCAAATATAACGGCGATGGTTCTTCAGACGCCAATGTCGCCATGCGCCTCGTCCCGACCCGTATCGAAAACGGCGAGGTCATCACCGCAGACGAAGCTGCCATCGGCATCGCGCTCGGCTCACTCGCCGGTTCGGACGCCGCCACCCAGCAAGCCGTGGGCGCGATCCAAGCCGCCCTCCAAGCCTACATCAACGCGAAAGGACTCTAGATGGCACTTATACTATCTGCCGCCACAGGCAATTTTAACGCAGGCGCGACATGGGTTGGTGGCGTCGTGCCAACTATCGGCGATGAAGCTCGCGCCAGCACCGGGCATACGATAACAATCAATGTAAATACCACATGCGATTCTATAAGTAATGTTGGCTCAGGTAATTTTATTCTAAGCCCTGAAATTACACTAACGGCAAATGTTGTAAATTTATCAACTACAACAGGAACAACCCTTAATTTTAACGCAGTCGCTCCCTCATCTGCTACGGTTGTAGGATCAATTACCGGGGGCAATGCGGGAACCGGCAACAATGGAATTATGCACAGCAACACTGGCACTCTAAATGTAACTGGCAACGTGACCGCTGGTTCAGCGGGATCGTCTGCGCACGGGATAAATGTATCTGCTGGGGGCACATTAAATGTAACTGGCAATGTCATATCGTCCGGCAGCGCCTCCACCGGCATAACAAACGAAATCGCTGGTAACATAAATATAACTGGTATTGTAACAGGAGCCACAGGCTTCGGGGTTAGAAACCAAACCACTGGCGTTATTACAATAACAGGCACTGTCATAGGTGGAACAGGTTCCGCAGGCGCAAATAACGCCTCAACCGGCACTATCCGCGCAACCAGAGTGCGCGGCAACGCCTACGGCCCTGGCAACACCAGCGGCCTCGTCGCAGCAGTTGGAGCCGCAAATGTTGGCCTCGGCATCATCGAGATCGAGCAACTTGAATACGGCGCATTCGGCATGTCTCCCACCAGCGGCACAGGTATCCGCCTCAAAAAGGCCAACACCAATGTCGCCGTCTTCAACTACGGCGACACGGCAGGCGCAAAAACCCTCATCGACGCCACGGCCAACGCCGCTATGCCCGCCGCCACCGATGTGCGCAGCGGCGTGAGCTACGCATCGGGCGCACTTACGGGATCGGCATTTATCCCAAGCCCGGCAACTGTTGCGACAGGTGTCCCTGTGGATAACACCGTCGGCACCGCAGCACTAAGTGCCAACGCTGTTGCCGCAGCCGTCTGGGGAGCAGCAACGCGCACCATCACGGGCGGAACGGTCGATACCCTCACCAACGCGCCTTCAGTGCCAAGCGCGGCTTCGATCCGAGCCGAGATCGACAGCAACAGCACGCAGCTCTCGGCCATCAAATCCAAAACCGACGCCCTCCCCGCCTCACCCGCCGCAACCGGCGACATCCCCACAGCCGCGCAGACTGCCACAGCAGTCTGGTCCAAACCGGCTAATGATTTGACGGTGGCAGACTCCATCGGCGAGCGGATTAAAAACTGCGCGACAACCCAATCCACCGGCGATCAACTCGCCGGCCTCATCTGATGACTGACTTCCCAAACTCTCCAGCTCTCAACCAAGAATTTACCGCCATGGGGCGCACTTGGCGCTGGAATGGCACGGCTTGGCAGGCCGTGGCTAGGGGGCTAGGGTGGTTGGACATCAATGACAAGCCAGCCAGTTTTGCGCCATCCACGCACGCTGCAAGCCACGCCACCGGAGGGGCAGACGCTATTTCCCCAGCCAGCATCGGCGCGGCCACCTCCGAACAGGGGGCAAAGGCCGACTCCGCTCTCCAACCCGCCGATCTCACACCCTACCGAACTAGTGCCGCACAGGACACCATCGACGCTGGCAAAGCATCTATTACAGACTCTATCGTAAACGCACTAATTTTTGGATAATATGAAATCATTTATTGCACCTACTTACACATTTACTCCGGGCGCATCTGGAGTTGGAACAGTCAACCTCAGTGGAATTTCTGGATTTAACATCAAATTTCTCGTTGCTGTCATCAACCAGACACGCGGCGTGACGATCTACGCGACAGGCTCGACGGCCACTCGCTACACGGCGCTCGCTGGCACGACGCTGACGCTAGCAGCGGATACGGCCGACCACAGCGCGAGCGATGTTTTGCAGGTGATCTACGAGGAGATGGAGCTAACCGAGATCGTGCGCCAGATGCAGGGAGAGCTGGAGATTTTGCGCAATACAATAGGCCAGACCCGCGTCGATGGCGGCGGGCGACTCCGAGTTTTGATCGACCAAATATCGGCGTCCCTGACGCTCGCAACTATCACCACGCTCACCAACCAAACCTCGATAGGCGGTGTGGCCGCAAACGACCAAGTGCCGGCCTTGCGCCGATTGGCGGCAGATACTCTCCTCACTAAAATCTCACTCACCTAACAGAAATACCAATATGCCAACCACAAACTACAACCGCAAAGGACTTAACCTCAAACGCTGGGAACCTGTGCAAAGTGCGTTCTCCGCAACTGGCGCGGGATCGTGTGTCGCCATGGCCAACCATGTGTCTCCGCGTGCGCTTTACCTCCACTCGAACACGGTGGCATGGCTCTACGCTCCCGAAGAAGATGGGTTTATCTCCCTCCCATCTCCCGCACTCGCTGGAACATTTGGCGCAGGCGCAGCGGTGGCGGCGGGCCATGTGAGCATCGGCAACGCAACAGGCGTGTCGGGACTCACCGCCACGGGGGGCACCACGACGACGATCGCGACCAACCAGACCCTTGCCAGCGATCTGCGAGGCTACTCGGTGCGCATCGTCTCTGGGCCAAACGCAGGGCTCACTCTGCCGATCGAGCGCAACACGGTGGGCGAAAACGCGACGATCACCGTGGCCGCTCAGGCCTCTGCATTCAGCGCCTCCACGGTTTACCTCCTGCTCACGCCCGTCTGGTATGCGGTAGGCGCGGGCACACTCGCCGCTGGCTCATTCCGCAAATAC